CCTGTAACTAAAGTACTCCCCGTTCAAGTCACCCTTGATTTTGGCTTCACTAACGGGAAATATGAGATCGATGCCCTATCTAAGACCTTGGAGTGCAAGAAAAACAGCCCCTATTATGAGGCTCACAAAGAAGCCCAAGCTACTCTCAAGGCCCTGGGGAACCTCAACCCCAAGCCCGATGGCGACTTCACAGCCATCAACGGAATACCAGGCTCTGGCAAATCCAGATTCATCCTGGATGCCTACAACACCGGCAGCTGGGACCTGATTGTCACACCCACCAGTGCTCTAAAGAAAGAGTTTGTCGACGCCGGCTGCCACGCAAAGAGCTGGGCTTCGGCCATGCCTGACGCCACTGGTTTAGCCATCATCATCGACGAGGCCTACCTCATGGACCCTGTGGCCGTGTGCTACTACGCCAATGTTAGCTCCAGACTCATGTTAGTCGGAGACAGCATGCAGCAGAAGTATGATTCTTCTAACAGAACTGCTGGCTGTGCTTCAAGGTGCAAGAGCCTTAGTGAAGCTATCATTGGCGATGTAGCCCGCCTCACAGTCAGCTACGCCGTGCCCTTAGATGTAATGGCGTACCTGGTGTCAAGATTCCCTTGGGCTCGTGGTTTTACCACCCTCAACCCCAATCTAGACAGTGTCCGTTTCACGGACCTAGCTAGAACCCTGAAGGATTCTGACTGGCGCCAGCGAGCAGCTACGGCCTTTACTTTCTCCAAGAAGAGCAGTGAGCTGCACAAAGTTAAGACTGTCGCCAGCATTCAAGGCCTCCGCCAGCCTGAGTGCGACTTAATCATGACCGGAGACTGCGCCACTACGGCCTGCAAAGTCCCCGCTCAAATTTATGTCGCCATAACCAGGCACACCAGACAGCTGAACGTTTCTGTCCTCTCCATGGGTGCGCGCCGCATCCTGGATATCAAGCGCATAGACTTCAACCAAAAAGTCGGCTCCAGAGACGCCTGCGCCACATCCAGTGGCTATCGTGCGTTCTCTGATGTGGCCTTCACAACTGGCGTCTATGCCTCCACCACCACAACCGAGATCAAGAAGCTAGCCCCCCAGGCTCCCGCTGACTTAGATCACGGTCTTGTTGAGGACTTAAACCTTCGCCCTGCCTGGCTGCACAGCTCTACTTCATTTGCTGTGCCAGAGAGCTGCCAAGTCAACAAAGACATAGCTGGTGGCTTTCAGCTATTCGCTGTGGACGCCCCGCCCTCTGACCTTCCAGAAAGCCTCTCCCCCGGCCAACTGGAAGTTGTCGAAGTTGCCATTCCATTAGGCAACCATTGCGGTGCGTCAGCCCTAGTCGACGACATCCTCCAAAGGCTGGCACCTTCAACCTCTGAACCCTACGAAATGCGCAGGGAAACGGGTTACCAACACCTGGGCGACGTCAGGCAAAAGACTCTTAAAATCCGCAACAGTGGGCGCCCCATCCTCAACCCCAACGCAGCCCCAGGAGTGCGTGTTATCCCGCTGAGCAGGTGCCGAAGCCGCACCCAATCCAACCGTGATCTGGATCATTGCGTCCAGACCGTGCTTAGCCGATACACTAAACCCAAAATTAAAATGACACCGGAAGAGGTTGTGGCTGAATCTGACCGCCTGTTCCAAGGGTTCATGAAATTCGTGGACCCGCAGAAGATCAAGCTGATAACACCCGAAGACTTGCTTCTGGCGGAATCAGAAATGGCGGCCAACATAGTCCGCAAAAACAACCCAAAAAGACAGGAGGAGGGCCTTTATGGCGAGACAAAGTTCTCCACCTCCACCATCAGTTGCTTTAACAAGACTCAAGAGAAAGCGGGCCTTAAAGCAGACTTCTGGCTCCAGGGCACCAGCAGCCATGTCGGCTTCGACCCCAAAGGCGGGCAGGGTATTTCAGCTCAACCCAAGACTCTGAACCACATCTTTGCTGCGTGGAACAGGGCCACCGAGCAGAATCTCTTAACCGCCCTCAAGCCCGGCGTCGTCCTGCCCAATGGCATGTCCCCCGATCGCTTCAAGAAAACCTTCGATCAGGCCATGCGCACGGTGCCCCTCGACCACGAGGTTGTTTGCATTGATATCAGCGAACAGGACACTACAAAGACTGACGCCACTCATGACTTCGTCAAAAGAGTTTATGAGCTCTTCGGAGTCCCCAGCAAAGTCTACACCCCCATCTTTGCCGCCCTCACCAACTGGGAAGCTCGCGGCTTTGACTACAGACTGGACAACCTCACCGCCTTCCAGAGTGGCGTATGTATAACATACTTCCACAACACTCTGGACTCCATGGCCCGCTTTGGCTCCAGCTTCAACTTTACATCCCCCTTCGTATACGGCCCCAAAGGTGACGATGGTGTTTGCATCGCCCAGAAGATCACTCAGACTCGCCACCTCCCTGAGCTCAAAATTGAGCGCGGGCGCACAGGCACCTTTGTTGGCTTTCTAGTCGGCGACAGTGTCACCCTAGACCTGCCTAGGCTCTGTAATAAGGTGGCAAATCGCATCTACAGCACCCAGAAAGACATAGATGAATATCGTGTCGCTGTTGCAGACTGGCTCAGCCTAGTCACCAACCTGGAGGATGCCACCCAGATGTGCCAATGGAATGCCAGCCATTACAACCTGTCCATCGGCGAGGCTGAGCACCTCTGGGGATACCTGGTCCGCTATGCATCTGGAAAAACCATGTCAGGCATACGGTCCCGCAACCCCAACTTCGTCATGGGTGAGCTCAAGAAGAAGCTCATTCCGGCGAGGCATTGATTTAAGCCCTGGATGTAGCGGCCATCCGCACAGGCCCCCCCTGACCTAGATATAGCGGCCATCCGCATAGGTTCAGACATATAGTACAATATATTATTTATTTATTCACCCCTGATACCATAACTATATATAAACATACAATGTACACCCTACAATCCCAAACCCTCTTCCGAGTTCTCGCCAATTCTGTGGCCTCCCAGCAAATTGTCGCGATTTTATCAATCCTTGGTTTCGCCGCCATCCAATTCATCGCCACTTCTGTTTTGGTTTCCGAAATTAGATCCTTAAACACGGTACTTACCGATTTTCAAATCCAATCCTTTAACTTCGAACTTGCTGCCTTTGAGAAGTTCGAATCCATTGACAGAACTCTTAAACAAACCTATGACATCGGCGAAATATACAATGATGAACTTCAATTTATCCTATTCGACATTCTCGAGGCCACAACTGAGATCGAGCTCGTGATCAACGCTGATGAATTAAACATAACCCTCGAACTTGATCTGATAGAGGAGTATGTTGTTAAAATATATGAACAGAATGAGGAAATATTCAACTCAGAAGATGGCTGGGGCTCCTCCATCAAAGCTAAACTTGAGGAGGCGGACGAGATTTTAGGAGCCGTCTC